GCATTGACCCATCTACCTTCCAGCCCAAGATTGGCTTCAAGACTAGATACGGTATGGTTGCTAACCCATTTGTTGTACAGTCTAACGGTACTCCTGACGCTGAGGCACTTACTGCTTCACGTAACCAGTACTATAGAAGAGTTAGAGTAGCAAATCTAACATAATTGTGGAAAACACCCTAACATTGTTAGGAATTACTAACAGGGATCCTACGGGATCCCTTTTTTTATGATTAAATAGTAGTGTAGGTATACAGAATACACATGAACGGCAGACTGGACAAGGTTGCTATGACTAATAGATTAATGCAACTGAAACGCGAACTACATTACAAATGCGAAATCAACGAAATGGGTAAGTGGGAATGTATCGGTGCTAACAAATATCTGAATAGGGTGTTTGATGTTCTTGACGAATACTGGCAATGAGTCAACCTTCTGTTATACTGTTGTTATGCTTATCACCTATAGCGGTGGTATTCGTGGTGATTAAACTTGCCATCTGGTTGTCTGAGACAGCAAAATTTAGATCTGAAACAGACAAACTAAAACGAATGCAGCATGGTCCTTACATCGTCTGGGACGATGAAGAGGATGAAGATGACAATTATTAAACCACTACCTTAATACGATCATGGTATTATCCAACTATGGTAGAGAATTATTCTCTCAAAATAAAGAACAAGTAGTAGTTGAAACTACTAAGGCTCAAACTTTTACAAGAGAAGAGTGCCAAGAGATGATTGAGTTTGCCATCAATCAGCATAATAGAAATGCTGGTATGATTAGTATGGCACTAGGGTTTGCATTCATTGCTTTGTTTGCTGATGGACTCTTTAGAGTTCTGGGTTTGATACCACCATTCTTAGGTCTTGATGTAAGTGTTGTACAGGATGTGGTAGATAAATTAAAAGAAGAGTTACTGAGACAGATGTGACACCTGCAGATAAGATATTACTGTTAGTAGTATTGATTTCATCAATGTCATTGATGTTTCAAGGTTATGCAATACTAACTGGAAGATATGGTTATAAAAATGAAGTACGTGAAAAAAGACGTGCTGCAATGGTTCGTAAGCAAATGGAAGAAATTATTCATGCGAATGGACGTACTACAGAAGAGGATTAATCAATTGAAAATTGCAGAAACTATTGATGCAGTTTTAGAAAAATACTATGGCGAAAAAGGGTTGCCTGTACCTCTATGGAAAAGACATAAGGTTACATGGTGGGAAGAGTATCTCCTTAGCTTAGGGATGGATCCGAACAACCCATAAATACTAAGTAGTCGGAACTTAGACATGCCTGTAGGCGGAGCAGATTGGTACAAAGAACAACCAAGCAATAGGAATTTTTTAAACCCTATTGGTTACATCCTTAAACTAGAAAAGTTTGAAGGTGTAGATTTCTTTTGTCAATCAGCGAATGTCCCTGATATTACAATGCCAACCACGGAAGTAGGAAGTCAGTTTAGAAACTTACCTATCTTTCCTGGCGGTGGAGTAACATTCGGGGATTTTTCTGTGCGTTTTATTGTAGACGAAGACCTCAAAAATTATAATAGTATTCATAAGTGGATGCGTGATGTTGGTAACGCTGACCAGATGGCACGTACAATAGAGGAGGATGATATCTATACTCTAGGACAACTACACATTGTTACCTCTCAATACAACCCAGCTTTTGTAGTAGAGTTTCAGAACCTATTTCCAGTATCGTTGAGTAATCTACAATTTGATGCTACAATAAGTGATGTAGAGTATATTACTGCAGAGGTGTCATTTAAACACCAGCAGTTCTTTATTCGTGATAAGACATTTAAGAAAATATGAATTTTGAATCTCTTCGTAATAAATTTGACAAGTTAAGAGAACAGTGGGCGGAAGATTCTGCAGTTGACTTTCAGTTCAAGAATAAACAGTATAGCACAGATTTGGGACAACTCGCGTTAGACATCCCTTTTCAACACAATAAATACTTAAACCATTACACTGACATTCAGCAGATTAAAACTTCATTGGAATTTGAGATCCGCAAATTGGTTAGAGAAAAGCGTGAGTATTATTCGGGTGAGGCAGATGCCAAAACCTACGCAGCAAAACCATTTGGATCACACATAAAAACTTCTGAGAAAATGAAAACCTACCTTGAGTCTGATGATGAAATCATCAATCTTGAGGCGAAGATAAAGTATCTGGAACAGATGCTGTATTGGTTAGATCAAGTCATGAAGCAAATTTCAAACAGAGGTTTTCAAATCAAGAGTGCCATTGAGTGGGAGAAATTTGTAAATGGACAATGATGACAACTCTGAGTATTAAGAAGAAGAACGAAGTCTATATTACTATTCATTCTCCAGAAGAACATGTGCATAGAGAACTATCAGATTACTTTACGTTTGAAGTTCCTGAAGCTAAGTTCCTGAAGAAGAATCCCAGATACAAATACTGGGATGGAACTATTCGTCTCTATTCGCCTGGCACAGGAGAATTGTATCATGGTCTAATGAAACATGTACAGACATGGGCGGATGAAAAACAATACCATGTAGAGTATGAAAAGAATGATTGGTACGGAGATGTAGAAGACGATAATAAATTCGTGTCTCCTGCTGGTGTCAAACATTTCATGGATAAGGTATGCAATATAAAACCTCGTCCATACCAATACAAGGCAGTCTACGAAGCATTAAAATATAATCGTAAGTTGCTACTTTCTCCTACGGGATCTGGGAAATCTCTCATGATCTACTCCATAGTCAGATACTATTGCGCCACCGCAAAGAAGATACTTATAGTCGTCCCAACTACATCCCTCGTTGAGCAGATGGTCAATGATTTTATTTCTTACGGGTGGAATGCTAACGACTTTGTACATAAGATTTACTCTGGTAAGGATAAGAATACTGACAAACCAATTATTATTTCTACTTGGCAATCAATCTACAAGTTTCCAAAGAGATACTTTGATGACATTGACTGTGTGATTGGTGACGAAGCACATCTATTCAAAAGCAAATCCCTAACTGGGATCATGACTAAACTACACAATGCCAAGTACCGTTTTGGTTTTACTGGGACACTTGATGGTAGCAAGACACACAAGTGGGTACTGGAAGGATTGTTTGGAGATTGTGAAAGAGTTACCAAAACAGACGATCTTATTAAAGAAGGTTATCTTAGCAAGTTTAGAATCAAAGTGTTGCTTTGTGATCACGCTCCTCAATATTTTGAATCATATCATGATGAGATGGAGTATCTCGTGGAGCATAAAGGAAGAAATAACTTGATTAAAAATCTAGTTAATGATTTAAAAGGAAACACTCTCGTGCTCTTTAACTATGTAGAGAAGCACGGAGAACCACTTTACGAGTTGATAAATAATACCATAGACCCTGAGCGAAAATTGTTTTTTGTTCATGGTGGAACAGACGTTGAAGACCGAGAAGAAGTTCGCCAGATTACAGAGACAGAATCCAATGCTATTATCGTTGCCAGTTACGGCACCTTCTCAACTGGAATTAACATTAAACGTCTTCACAACATCATATTCGCATCTCCGTCTAAATCAAGAATTAGAAACCTACAATCAATCGGTAGGGTTCTCAGAAAAGGTGAAGGCAAAGAGATAGCAACCTTATACGATATTGCTGACAACATTGGTGGTCAGAATTATACATTACGACATCTTAACGAAAGAGTTAACATTTACAATGATGAGAATTTTAAGTATGAGGTCATTAAAGTAAACCTTAGAGCAAATTAAATATGGGCGAAGAATTTATTGGAAGCATAAAACTTATTACTGGAGAGGAAATCGTTTCCAAAGTTTGTTATCTAGAAGACGAAGATAAAGTCATGCTAGAGAATCCTCTTCAAGTAGATTCAGCTAGACAAAGAAAAGGACAGTTAGAAGTATCTGGTTTTTCTTTTAGAGAGTGGATGTGCGCCACGTTTGACAACATGTTTATTATAAACAGGAATCACATTATCACAGTTACTGAAGTAGAAGGTCCTATTGTAGATTTTTATGAGCAGACCTTACAGAGAATGGAAAATGGAAAGACCCTAACTGGTAGAGGAGGCAAACTACCAAGAGGATCTGGATACTTGGGATCCGTAAAGGATATGAAAAAGTCTTTAGAAGATATCTTTAATAAAAGCTAATACATTTCTTCTGAACCTCTACAAGGTTAATTGTACTGAGGTTTATGAGGTTTGTCAAGTACCCTTTACAAATTCATTTCTATGTGCTACCATTAAGTCATGATAATGGTAACCAACCCATGGCATACAAAGCAGTAATGACAAGAAAAAAGACTGAATACTACGTCAACAACAAAGAGTTCCTTGCTGCGATCACAGACTATCGTGAGAAGGTTCATGCTGCCAAAGAAGCTAATAAACCTCGTCCTAGAGTTACAAACTACTTAGGTTCTTGTTTTCTAAAGATCGCAACACATTTATCTTACAAACCAAACTTTGTCAATTATATGTTCCGTGAGGACATGATCTGTGATGGCATTGAAAACTGTCTCCAGTATATTGACAACTTTAATCCAGAAAAATCTAAAAACCCATTTGCTTATTTTACCCAGATCATTTACTATGCATTCTTGCGTAGGATCCAGAAGGAGAAAAAGCAATTAGAGATCAAAGGAAAGATCCTAGAAAGGTCAGGATATGATGAAGTAATGCATACTGACAGATATGAAGGTAACATGTCAGGTATGAATGCTTCCTATTCTGACATGGGTAGCATTAAAGAAAACATTGAAACTAAAATGAATCGCTAATGCCTGACCCGAATGCTTTGTATGATGACATGGAAAAGCTTAATGCTCTCTATGAAGAACTATGTTGGGATCACGATGACGAACTCGTCTTCACCCATGATGGTCAAAAAGTGATAGTTTACAACAAAACAAAAAATGAAACCTACTGAAAATTACGAACAACTTATTGAACGTTTTACAAAAAGAACAACTCAATTGTCTGCTAGAGCAGCAGAAGTAAAAGAAGCTTATGATGAATATCTTCGTATTCAAAAAGATCTAACTAGACTAGAAGGTTCTTTACAAGCAATAGAATATCTTGCGTATGGAAAATTGCCTGGCGATGGTAATCATGATGGGATGAAAGATCACAAACCACAATGAGAGTTGATAGACATAAAGACATTGCTGACGAACTAGAAGCAGAACTTCTTAATGAATTACAAGGAATCACTACTCAACTTCGTGGTAAGATGACAAGGATGACTAGAGTAAATTCTATGGGAAGATCATGTAAAGTTATTGAAATTGAATACGACATTGAAGTATGAAACTAACTCAAGAAATTATTGATCAGATCCAAGAAGCAATGCTACACACCAAAAAAGATGGCACTGTCAACTGGAAGGATGGAGATGAGATTGAAGTCAATCTAGCAGGAACATTTGCTGCAGATAGGTTTATTGTTATTAAGAACAAGACTAAAGACCCAGTGGTTTCTGCTGCACCACACCCTAACTTTGATTACGAAAAAAAGGAATGGAAGAAAGATGAAGATAGCACTAATAACTGATC